GTACTCGGATGCACCGGTGCTGTTGGCATTCTGACCCATCTTCGCGATGGGACGAAGGCCGAATGCGCCATTTGTATTGGCCATTTGTCAGCTCCTTTGGTTGCGGTTATTCGGAGTCGCGAGCGCGACCTCCGAAAGATACACGACTTTGCCGGTTCGCATGAATCGGCATTGAAGGATGTTGGTCCTTCATCAAGTCCTGATCGACAGCCTGCATCTGTTCGCGGGTCCGGAGCCCGTAATACGCGGATCTTTCTTTAGCAGTTTCGACAGGGATGCGGCACAGCATCAAACCACCTTGTCCGATGACCCCGGCATACTTGCCCTCGTCGATGACGGGAGCGTGGTAATCCGGGTACTCATCAGCTCGGACGGGTTCCCATCCCTCACGCAGCTTGGAGAAGACGTTGGTCTTATCCTCTTCGCCACGCATAGCGACTCGAATCCACCGATGCACATAGCCCTGCGGGGGCTTGGGTGCTTCAAGACGGCTGGGCGGTGCCCAAGGTTTGCGGCGCGCTTCTTTTTCACGCGTTTGGGTTTCGCGAGGTGCTCGATCAGTCATGGGTCAATCCTTTACGTACTTGGCGTATTCCTCGAGAGGAACGTTCAGCTTTTTCGCAATGGCGACCTGCGACGGCGTGAGCTTCACGGTCCTGCGCCCCTGTTTAGTGCTGCGGGATGCGGAAGAACCAGCAGAGGCGACCTGTGTTCCACCACCCGATTTTTGACTCTGGAACTTGTGCGGGAACTCCCGACGGATCCGTTTGTCAAGCTCAGTATAATACTCATCGCTCTGTGGGTCAAACCCCTCATCCTCGATGAGCCCTTGATGGATGGCAAAGGCCGCAGTCGTCATGATGCGATCTTCGCCAAACCATGTGTTTTTCTTCGCCCAGCTTTCTGCCTTGGGGTCCGGGCGAGCCGGAGGCTGTGCAGCAGCCGGCTGAGCCGGGGCCGCAGTGGCGGCCGGCGCCTGTCCCTGCTGCCGCTGAGCTTGCACTCGCTGCTGCTGCTGAAACCGGGTTTTGGCGGCGTCGTACTTCTGCTGTTCGGCGGCCAAGTTGGAAAGCTTGAGCTGGGCGTCAGCCAAGGCGTCGGCATTACCGGAGTTGTAGGCCTGCTTATAGGCCTCTTTGGCCGCCAGCAGCTGCGATTCCAGCCGGTTGCCGTACTCCGTGAGGTAGCCAGAGTCGAGCTGTTGCACTCGGCTCTTGAGCTTCTTGTTCTCCTCCAAGAGCTGCTGCGAAAGCCGGACCGCTTCGGCGCGATCGCGCTCTTCTTTGCGGTACTTCTCCGTCAGCTTCTTGATGCGGTTCTGGACGCCTTTGCTGTAATTATCGAGCTCAGCCTCTCCGTCGTCAGCCTGAAAGTCTTGTTCTGGAGCAGCCTGCTCCTCAGAGCCCGCCTCTTCAGCCTCAATCTCGAAATCCTGTTCGTCGTTTTTGTCTTCAGACATCTGTGCTCTCCTAAACCTGCTTTACGTCGTCAGGTTCCAAGATCGTAGCGATCACCTCATCATCATTGATGATGCGAACCTCGCCGCCGTCGATCTTGAACCTTGATCCAGAGTATCGGCCAATGCAGACCCACTGACCTTCTGCGCACCAAGGCGCACAGTCAGGGCCAAACTTGTTGGGGTCCTTGTAAGCTAGAGGCCCAACCCGGAGGACATAGGCAACCGTAGTTGCCACAGACTCGCGCTCACGCACTTCGTCCGGGATGTGCAGGCCGCCAGTCGTGGTCGCACGGCCTTGGTACGGCATGACCAAAACCCGCCAGCCGGTGGGCTGCGGAAGACGGTCAAGCAACGGTTTTTCGATAAGAGAGGGATCTAAGACCCGATCCTTGGGTTCCACATACGCGCCATCCAAAGAGACGCCGGGGGCGTCTGCCCCTTGTCGTTCCTTTTTGATTTTCTGCGCGAGATGTTCAGGAAGATATAAAGTCTTCGACATCGTCTGCGTTTTTCTCCAGCAGGGCTCTAAATTCTTCCCGCGCGTAAGTGAGGCCCCGTATCTCACCTACCAAGGATTGGTACTGCTCCCAGTCTTTGGCAGAACCACTTGCGAGAGCGTCTGCGATATCTTGCTCGCGCTCTCGCAATCTTTTGTACACGACCCGGGCGAAGTCAACAACATCCATCAGAAGTTGTCCCGGTACTTTTCCTGCGTCTCAGAAACCATCGGACCACCTTCTGCCCAAGAGTCGCAGGTGTACGCAGCCTCGCAGACGAACTTGAAGATCTGGCAGTACCCCAATGGGGGACTTTCCATGTCATCGTCCAGACCGAGGCACTCAAGGATGTCGTCGGTCTGGTTGTACGCGGCACAGTTGCCGCATACCTGATCCGAACGGAAAGCCACACCGGAGTTGGGTTCCCGGTAATTAGCCTCGTCAATGGCGAACTGACGGTTCTCGGCGTTCAGCTCTTCGTCCTGCGTCGGAAGAGGGCAGCTGCTTTCCTCGTCGTATTCATCGACGGGAATAGCGCCGTCCGGGAGCAGGCTGATAACGATCGTTGCCATCAGTACTCTCCGCGGAAGCCTTTACCGCTCATCTGCGAGTCGCTGCAGCCGCGGACCATGCCGCCTTTGGCGAACATCTGAGCCTCACGCTTCGACGCACGGTTGCCGCGCTCGATAGCTTGACCGCCTAGAAATTCTTCGGCTTTGTCTTCAGGGCGCATGCGAGGACGAGGCATTACCTCTTTTAGCGCACGGCTGGTGTTCTCGTCTGCTTCAGGGCGCATGCGAGGACGCATCGAACGAATAGGTCTATTGGGCATAGCAATTCTCCTTTTGTGCGAATGTACAGCAAGAAGATCGTTAAAACCAGTAACGAGTGTAGGACCGGTAGCAGTGTACGCGGCCAAAGACATACGTCCAAAACCTCCAGAACCGGCTTTTGTGCTGCAAACGCCATGCGCGAGAACAAAAGGATTCCGAGGTGTCCTTGTAGATCAGGTCGTGGATAGCGCGGCTCAGCCGAGTGATGTCCCACATATCCGTCTCGTTGTCTCATTGTGCACGATAATGTCTACCAACAGACTACGGTCATTCTGCAACAGCCAAGAGACGGTGTTATCCGTGTCAAAATACATGGGCGCTGCGATGTCGCAGTAGCTGTCAGCGCTTACGCACCCACTTACTAGCGCGGTCGACAAGACCGCCATCATCCAAGCTCTTAACTTCATTTTCGACCTCCGTGGCCGTTTGAAAGTTGTCTAAACGCTTGCCGTCGATCCGGCGCTGAGCGCGATCTATCCCCCGCTGTACGCCACTGGCGTATATGCCAACGGCGCCGAGAACGAACGCGGCGCCGATAAGCAGATAGAGCTGAATGCGGGTGAGCATCAGCGCACCCCGTCAGCCCATTTGCGGATGCGTTCTTTGAGTATCCAGAGCGCGGCCAGAATGATCAGCGCGGCAAAGCCGAGCGCCACCAGCTGCGCTGTGCCGTCGAGCATGGCAACCGAGCTGACGGCAGCGCCTGCGCCGGACGCGATCTGCACAGCCGAAGCCTGCACCGTGGTGGATTGAGCCACAGAAGTGCGGGGTTCGGGCGGCTCGTCCCCGGTCATCCAGTCGGTCTGGGGATACGATCCGCGATCAAGCTCGAAGTGCGGCCCATCGCGAAAACTTTTCCAATCTCCGCCCCAGTCGAGCGCGACGCCTTCTTTCTCGGCTGCCTCTTTGACCGCCGGGCCAAGCTTGTCGTACAGCGGCCAGTCGAAGGCCGGGCCGTTGGGGCCGATTGGCATCAGGTCAACTGCGTGGCCAGTCAAATGCCGGCTGTTCATCGTGCGCGATGCGCCGCTGGCCACCATCTGGCGCTGGCGCTCCTCGGAGCGAAGCCCTTCGATTACGACAAAATCAAGCGGGCTATCCTGCAGCGCGCGATCGATTACCCGACGAAGATCAGGGTGGATGCCCTTGAGGTTGTTTAAGCTACGTTGGGAATACTTACGCATCAGAAAGTTCCTCTAAAAGTGTTGGCCCGAGGGGAGGAGCTGAAACGAGATTTCACCTCGCCGCCCTTGGCCATCTTTTTCTTGCCAGCCTTTGACAACGCTATTGCGACAGCCTGATCGCGCGGCTTGCCCGCTTTCATCTCGGTGCGAATGTTACTGCTTATAACATCCTGCGACTTACCTTCCCGGAGCGGCATTTTGCATCCTCATAATGGCGTTCTGGCGCTGCACTTCGATACGTTCGCGGTTGACCGTGTTGCGGTCGTCGGCGATCTCTTCTTGGCTCTCGATCCGGGCGGCGTCGGTGGCAGCCCGTTGACGCATTTTCTCCAGTTCGAGCTGGATCTGGCCCGCATCGTCCATGGCCTTGCGCTGGAGGTCCTGCTGTTTGATGTTCAGCTCCTGCATCCGGATCTTGACCAGCGGGTCGGCCATCGGATCGTTGCCTGCAGGCATGAGCTGCGGGATCACTTGAGCCATGATGCGAGCCTGCTCCATGGTGACGAGCTTCTCGAGCTCCTCCGGCTTCTGCATCTCCATCTGCACCTGTGCGATCCGCTGCTGGGCGGCTATCGGATCGATGCCACCGGCCTGCGCAAGAACCTCAATCTGACCAACCAGAGATTGGATCTGCTGGATCACGGACTGGCGGGCCTTCTGCGACACGTGCTCCATAATGTGGGCATAGAACGTGCCCATGACCTGCGGTGACGTAGACACCAGCGGTGTCTTCATGAACATCAGGTGCATCTCAATGTGCAGATCGTGATCCTGTTCCGGGAACGTCTGCAGCAGCTCGCCCATCAGAGCCCGGGCGTTTTCGATCGCCGGATCGAGGGGCTGCGGCTCAGGAGGAGGCGGTAGGATCTCGTCGATGTTCTGAACCTCGAGGGCCTGATACATCCGGCGGTACGCTGCATGCAGGTTGTGCATCTGCGGGTTCGACTGGGCCAACTGCAGCTGCGTTTGAGCAAGCGTGACGCGCTGGGCCATCGAAAAGATGTTCGGATCAGAGACTGGGACGACATCCACGCGGTCGTCAAAGTCCTGCGCCATAATCGTGCGTTCGGCGCCCGCGACGTCGTACGGGTACTCGGGCGGCAGATTGTCCCGGAAGATGCGCGCCAGAATCCGGAACTCGGTTTTCTGTGCGTAGTGCAGGCGCTTGTGGATAGCGGACATGACTTTCATGCCGCGCTCAAGCAAAGCAACCGTGGTGCCCACCGGGGCCTCTTGGTTCATGTTGCTGGTCTGCTGGTCAGCCAGCGACACAAACCGGCGGCCGCCGTCAATCAGTACTCCAAGCAACTGAGCCAAGGTTGCCGAAGGTTCCTTGTACGGCAACGGGATAATCGAATCCCTGATGCTGCCGCCCGGAGTGTCAATGTCCCGCCACTCGCCCGGCTGTATCGGTTCGTCGTTATTACGAACGCGTACGCCACGGGCCTTGAAGCCTGCGGGCAAGTTAGACAGCGTCCCGGCGTCAATAAGCTGACGCAGGATGCTGGTTGCCGCGCGGCCAAGGCCCCCAATCATGTGGATCAGGCCAAAACCGTAGAAGCCTAGACCCGGCATGAACTTGTAGTGAACGAAGTATTGACGCTTGCGAGCAAGATCAGAGCCTTCGTCAAAATTCCGACGGATCGACAGGACCTGTCCGGAGCCCTCATCGATCGTTACGATATAAGGCAGCTGGATACCCGTGGGGTTGCCCTCGGGATCGAGGTCCTCGAAGCCTTCGAGGTCCAGATCAACATGCATCTCCAGCAGCGTGTAGATGCCGTCGTCGTACGTTTTTGACGTACCTTGGATCTCGTCGACCTTCTGCCGGACCGTGTCGTTATCTTCTTCGTACTGGGATAGCTCTACGTCCCGGTAGAACCCCGCGACCTGCATTTTGCGGATGTCGTTGCTGTCCATCCGAAGCACATGCGTAACCCGCGGAGAGGTCTGCAGGTCCGAGGCCGCATATGGAACCACAAGATCCTGCGCCGGAACAAACTTCGATACCGCTCGCTGCTTGGCCTCGTCGAAATAGACCTTCTTGAAGGTGGAGCCAGACAGCGGCAGATAGAACAGGAGCTGGTCCATGTCCGGGTCATACTCTTCCATGACCTCGGTAATCTGGTAGTTCATGAAGTGCTTGACACGTGACGCCTGCTCTTCGCGGGCGCTGTCCTGCAGACCGAGAACCTGTGTCTGCACCGGGCCGCCGGCAGGAAGCAGTTCCTTGTAGGCCTGCGCTTGAAACTGCGTGACACTCTCCGCAATCAACGGATGGGTCACACCAGAGGCGCCCTCAAACGGCATCGTACGATCCTCGTACTTGACGCCAAGCTGATCGAGACCCTTGGTATAGGCCTCTTCCCACTCGGACCTTGAGCTCAAGTCCTCCTTGTACGATGCGCGGAGATCTGACGACAGCTCGCCAAGATACCCGTCATCCAAGTACTCCGCCAAGTTGTCGTCATGCGCAATTAGGTCTTCGCCGCTAGCCTCGAGCTGCTCGACAAGGGCTTGGATAACGGCACCGCCTTCGCCGTCCTCGGTAACAGAAGCGCCGCCCTCAAAAGTCTCCGGTTCAGGCAGTTCGATGTCAACCGCGGACGGATCCATTTGACCTCCGCTAGGAGCCATCGCTGAGTCAACCAAGGAGCCCATGGGGCGGGGCGGCATAGCCATCAGTAGTACTCCCGTTTACGGGGCAGATATTCCTCCCCGTCATCTTCGCCCTCAAGGGCAATCAAGCCGCCCTGTCGAAAACGCATGAGGGCCAATGTCATGCTATCACAAAAGTCATCATGTTCACCATTCGGAAACGAAGCGACTTCTTCCATGACCTCATCAGAAAACTTCTTATCTGCGGGCGCCCAGACAACCCCTGCCTCAAACAGCGGCGACACCATGTGCATTCTTGTGGTCTTATCTACACCACCACCGCCCGCGCGTCTACCGGGCGAGAAACCAAGCACCGGGATTCCCCGTGCTCGCATCTCGTCCATAAGCGGGCCACCAGTGGCTTTCTTCTCGATGATCACCATGTCCGGGTCCCAGTACTCGCACTCTTCATACGCAACCTCTTTGAGTTCCGGAAAACTCCACCGTCCGCGCCGCGCATCGAGCAGGATGATGTTGTCCGAGCCGCCCTCTTCCGGCTCGAATATCCCCCACGTCGTGATGGCCGAGTAGTCCGCTGTCTCTTTCTTTGAGAACGCGGTATCGTAAGCTTGAAGCACGTACTTTAGTGGGGGAATATCTTCCTTCTCCCACATCTTCCACCATTCGCGCTTAACGATGGCCGACTCGGTAGCCGTGGGTAGCTGCTGCCACTGCGCCGACCACTTCTGGACAGGCAGTGAAGCTTTGATCGAGAGCAGTGCATCTTTGTCCCAGAACTCCGGCCAGAGCGGTTCGCCGCTTGGCATGATTGCCGGGAACTCCACGACTTCCCACTGGTCCGCCATGCTGTCGCTTGTTTGCGCCTGCAGTAAGCGGCCCGTCAGGTCTTTTTTGCCCCAACGGGTCATGACGACGATGATCGCGCCGCCGGGCTGCAGACGCTGGCGCGGACCAGAAGTGTACCACTCATAGGCGTGATCGAACGCCGTCTCCGAAAGCGCATCTTGTTCCGAATGCGGATCGTCGATGATGAACAGGTCGGCGCCGCGGCCTGTTACGGCAGCGCCAACGCCGGCCGCGAAGTATTCCCCGCCCTTGTCAGTACCCCACTTCCCAGCGCCCTTGTTGTCTTCCTTCAAAATCGTGTTCGGGAAGATCTCTCTGTACGCCGGGTTGTCGATCAGATCTCGGACCTTGCGGCCGAAGCGGACTGCCAGTTCGGTATTGTGTGTGGCTTGGATGATCTTGAGCTTCGGATTTCGGCCCAAGAACCACGCCGGCATCAAAAACGACGCGAACTCCGACTTGGAGTGACGAGGCGGCATGTTGATGATTAGGCGCTTTAGCTCGCCGCGAGCCACGCGCTCAAGCTTCTCGGCGATGATCCTGTGGTGCCGACCCTCGATGAAGTTCTCGTAGACGTGATGGGCGAATGGCATGAAGCGGTTCTGGGCCTGCTCGCGCAGGTCCAGCCGTTTCTTCGCTTCTGTCAGCGCCAAGATCTCCTTGAGCGCTTCTTCAGGTAACGCTTGTAGGTTCATCTACCACCGGGCCGGAATGGGGTGTACCCCGGGGCCGGGAGAGGCCGCGAGGGATCTTGATATGGCACGGCAGCATACGGAGACGGATTGTACGCGGGGCCGGGGCCAGTCTGCAGGTACGGAGCGATTTTCGGTCGCATGACATCGGTCATCGGCTGGCAGGCCATCTGGCCATTGGGCAGCGTGACTTTTTGGTAGCCCGGGGGGCATTCGATGTCGATCGGAGGCGGGGGCGCAATGGCGCTCGGACCTTCGATTTCAACCTCCACGCCACCAGTCCCAGTCCCAGTCCCAGTTCCAGCTCCTGCTCCTGCTCCTGCTCCTGCTCCTGCTCCTGCTCCTGCTCCTGCTCCTGCTCCAGTTCCAGTTCCAAAACCGGGGAGAGTCCCTATACCGCCACCGCCGGGACGAGAACCTCCGCCCAAGCCGGGGATGCCGGGCAGAGGTGTGCCGACGTAACCCGGCGCCGACTCGCCAGTTTGATTGCGGGACAGGATCTGCCCGGACCAAATGCCTGTTCCCGAACCGAAAGCGGAAGACGGTGCAAGCGAGACATCCTCGCCGGCGGCAAACCGGGTCATGATATCCAAATCGTTGGCCGTAACTTGGCCATCGCCATCGACGTCGTATCCGCGCTGCTGCGTGGTCGGCGTGTTGATGTCACCCGCGGCAAGCATCGCAGTCAGCTCGTCAATGTCCGTCTGCGTGACGTCACGCGCCGGGCGGCCGATCGTTTCCGCGACAGCGCCAATTTCTCCGCGCAAGGAGCTCTCGACATCCGTAATCCGGGTGCCAAGCTCTTGCTCCGTGGTACCCAGCTCCGCAAGGAGCTGCTCGCGAGTTTGACCAAGGTCTCCTGCGACAGAGTTGATGGCCTCGTTCAAAGCCTCCTCGGTGCTGGCGCCAGCTTGGACAAGCTCTTGGAACCGTGCATCGACCTCCGTCTGGAGATCCCCAATGCGGGTTTCAAGGCCGGTCTGAACCCCGGTGATTTCGGACAGCAGGCGCTGCTCGGTGGTGCCGATCGTCCCGAGCAAGTCCTGACGGGTCACCCCAAGCTGGGTCTCCAACTCGCCCAACGCAGTGTTCAACGCCTGATCTGCCGTCTGGCCAGCAGACTGGAGCTCCTGAATACGGTTGAGCAGAGTCGTCTCAACGCCGGAAATCTGCTGACCAACCTGATCCAGAATAGACTGCTCAGTCTCACCAATCGTCCCGAGCAAGTCCTGACGGGTCACCCCAAGCTGGGTCTCCAATTCGCCCAACGCAGTGTTCAACGCCTGATCTGCCGTCTGGCCAGCAGACTGGAGCTCCTGAATACGGTTGAGCAGAGTCGTCTCAACGCCGGAAATCTGAGTGCCAACCTGAGACAGGATCGACTGCTCAGTCTCACCAATCGTCCCGAGCAAGTCCTGACGGGTCACCCCAAGTTGGGTCTCCAGCTCGCCCAACGCAGTGTTCAACGCCTGATCAGCCGTCTGGCCAGCAGACTGGAGCTCCTGAATACGGTTGAGCAGAGACTGTTCAACGCCGGAAATCTGAGTGCCAACCTGAGACAGGATCGACTGCTCAGTCTCGCCAATCGTCCCAAGCAAGTCCTGACGGGTCACCCCAAGTTGGGTCTCCAGCTCGCCCAACGCAGTGTTCAACGCCTGATCAGCCGTCTGGCCAGCAAACTGGAGCTCCTGAATACGGTTGAGAAGAGACGTCTCAACGCCGGAAATCTGGGTGCCAACCTGAGACAGGATCGACTGCTCAGTCTCACCAATCGTCCCGAGCAAGTCCTGACGGGTCACCCCAAGCTGGGTCTCCAGCTCGCCCAACGCAGTGTTCAACGCCTGATCAGCCGTCTGGCCAGCAGACTGGAGCTCCTGAATACGGTTGAGCAGAGACTGTTCGACGCCGGAAATCTGAGTGCCAACCTGAGACAGGATCGACTGCTCCGTCTCGCCAATCGTCCCGAGCAAGTCCTGACGGGTCACCCCAAGCTGGGTCTCCAACTCGCCCAACGCAGTGTTTAACGCCTGATCTGCCGTCTGGCCAGCAGACTGGAGTTCCTGAATACGGTTGAGAAGAGACGTCTCAACGCCGGAGACTTGCGTACCAACGAGGTCGATGAGGCTCTGTTCTGTGGCGCCAATCTGGTCGAGCAGATCCTGCCGCGTGGTTCCCAGCTCAGTCGACAGCTCACCAAGCGCGGTGTTGAGCGCCTGATCTGCCGTTTGGCCGGTGTCCTGCAGCTGTTCAATCCGGTCGAGCAAGTCCTGCCGTACTCCGGAAATCTGTTGCCCAACATCCGTTAGGATGGACTGCTCCGTGGCGCCAATCTGGTCGAGCAGGTTTTGGTTGGTTGTCCCAAGCTCTTGCGCCAGAGCATCCAGCGCCGAAGTGGTTGCTTCCTGCGCGCTGGCGCCTGCGTTGATCAGCTCTTGGATCCGGGTGTCCAGCTCCGTGCGAATGTCCGCAAACTGCGGCGCCTGTCCGGCAACAGCGTCGTTGACGATCTGGGTGACATCGTCCTGTGTTATGTTCGGCAAATCTGAGACAGCGTCATTGACGATCTGTTGGACCTGCTCCGGGGTAAGGTTCTGCTGACCGGCCAAGGCATCATTAACGATTTGACCAACCTGTTCCGGAGTTGCAAAATCTATCGTCGCAAGTTGGTCCTCGATGGCTGTGGTTACATCTTTTGGCGTCAACAGGTCCAAACCGCCAACAGCATTGTCAACAATCCTTTCAACGTCGTCAGCAGTAATTCTAGGATCGCTCATGACAGCGTTGGTCACGATCGATTGCACCTCATCCGCAGTCAAAAACGGCTCAGAAGCTAGAACATCTGACACGACCTTGGAAACATCCTCGGTAGTAAGTCCGGGATTTGCGGCAAAAGCCTCGTCAATCGCCTTTGAAACGTCTTCTGAAGTCACTGGAGGCAGCAGGTTCTCGATGCCACCAGAGGTATCAAGATCCGTGCGCGGGGTCATGCCCGGGGCGCCATCGCCATCGCCAGTGTCATCCGGAACTACCGTAACGGGGGTAGCTACATCAACAGGTTGAAGCCGGACGTCTTCAACTACGCCGGGAGGAGTAACATCAACCGGGGCGACCACCGTGGTGCCACCCGGAATTGTTACCGTGGAGGCGCCGGAAAGTAGCTCGGCTGCCTCGTTCTCCGAGTAAATATTGCCCTGAGCATCTCGGTAGTTGGTAACAGGAGTGCCACTAATAGTACCAACATAAATAGGCTCAAGACCCAACGTCTGATACGCTGTCCTAGCCTCAGGAGAGGCTTCAATCAGCGTCTCAACTTCGTTGGCCATGTAGATGTCTTCAGGCACCGTGATCGCAGCCCCTGCCGGGACGTCTCCAACAGCGGTTGCTGTGTCGGGAGTTTCCGGCGCCAGAACCAAGTCCGGGCGGTTCTTTAAAAGGGTCTGAATGGTGTCAGTGTCACCCGTCGCCAAGGCTACATCAGCCGCGTTCTCCGGCGTTACATCACTAGGCCCAAAGTCGGTTCCATAAAGCTGCTCCAAGGTGCTCGTGCCGGTGGTCTGCCCCGGCTTAGTAAGGCCCGCCGCTTCAGCCTCTGCCTCAAACGATGCAGCTACCCGCTCACGCTCTCGGGCCTCGGCCCGCGCCAACATGTCCTGATACGCTTGCTGCTGAGCCTCAATGCCCTCCTGCTGTGCTGCAAGCTGCTCGGCCGTCAACTCTCCAGTCGGCGGTCCGATGACCTCGGGCAACGGAGCTTCTTCCTCAACAGGCTGAGGCGCAACATAGTACTGATCCGTCATCGAAGGAGGCAGGCCAGTAAACTCGTCAACAGCCACTTCCGGTTCTACGGCCGGGGGCGTGGCAGAAAAAAGACCGCCCCTTTCGCCGTCGTAGCTTGTGAAACCGTCGGGATCAGTGACCGTGCCGTCGCCGTTGTCGGTCCAGCCGTGGTTGGCAACAAGAAGTTTCTCCACGCCGTCTAACTCAACAGCGGGCGGAATGTAATACTGATCCGTCATCGACGGGGGCAAGCCAGTGAACTCGTCGATAGGAACCTCGGGTTCTGGCGGCGGTGGAGGCGGCAGCAAATCAGCAATACCGCCAGATGTATCCAAAGGCGTACCCGTGGTGATGCGCGTGGCATCATCCGCCATCGCCTCTTCCTCAAACGAAGCAGCTACGTCGCCGATGTCAAATGCAGGTTCCGCTGGACCAGCAAGATCAGGGCGTTCCTCAGCCGTGGCCGTAGAGTAGCGCTCACCGTTCCAAGTGAACTCCTGACCCGGGCCAAGAGTCGACCGAGCTTGCGCAAAGGCGTTGTCAAACGACAGGCCGCTGTAGTCGGTCCTCGGTCCTCTGTCGTCGCGGTCAGAACCGCCGCCGCCGGTGTCCGGGGCGTTGGTATCAGCCCAACCAACCCCGTCGTCAAAGTCGAAGATGTTAGCCACGCCGTCGTTGTCGCGATCTTCGAAGTAGTTGGATGGGTTGTTGCTGTCGTCGGAACCGCCACCGCCGCTGGACGTGCCGCCGCCACCGCCGCTGGACGTGCCACCGCCACTACGAGCCTCCTCACGCTCAGCAACCAAGTCGTTTAGCTCAGAGGTCCATTGACCGCCGCTCTCTTTAAGAGCGTTGTTGATATCGTTTTGGATTTCCTCCTCGGAGCGGCTGTCATCGGATCCACCGCCGCCACCGCCGCCACCGCCGCCACCAAAGCACATCAGACGCATTCCTTCCTGTAGACACCGCCCATGCAACTATAGCCGCGATGTTCAAAAAGCTTCCCAGTCCGGGCTACATCGACACCCGATGAAACCGCGATGATCACGGCGCGGGCTCCTTGGTCCTTGGCCCAAGTCTCAAACAAGGAGATGAAGCGCACTCCTAGCATTTTCCCGCGATGTTGAGGATAAACATACAGGATTCTGTCCCACGCGCAAAGCTCTTCCGAAAACCAAAGCGGCCCGACGTCTCCTGCAAAAAAGCCACGCCCGGGAGACACAAGCACGAAAGCGTTCTGCAAAAGGTTCCGCAGGTAATCCGCTAACTTGTCGTCGTGCAAGTTAAAGACCGAGAACTCCGTTGTCCGGTGCATGTCACGGGCCATGTTCATAAGCTCGGGAAGATCCTCGAGCGTGGCCTGACGTATCACCGCATCAACCCCGCAATACCCTCCGGCCGCATCTGAGGCTGAAGCGCCTGCCGCACCCGCATGTTCTGTGGCCGAGACATGATATCCAAAGAGTTCGGATCGGGCCGAGGTTCGGGGCGCATGGGCTCCCCCTCCTGCCGTCCGAGGTTCATGGGCCGAGGTTCAGGCCGCAGCTGCCCGCCCATGATTTTGGCAATGTAGTTCTGCGTCTCCTCAATGCCCGGGACCCCACCAGCTTGGTCCACGCGCCCCGGCCCTGCGTTGTACGCCGCCAGCGCCAGCCGGTAGTCCCCGTCGTACTTGTCCAACAGCGCCCGCATGTACTCCGCACTGAATCGCAGGTTCTCCACCGGGTCCAGCCGATCCCGCAACGGAGTCACCCCGTATCCGGGGTCTTGTGCCGTGGCCGCCATGACCTGACCCAACCCCGTTGCCCCCGTCCTCCGGTTGCGCGCCGCCGGGTTGAAGCTGCTTTCCGTCTGGATCTGCTGGATGAAGATTTCCGGATCCAAGCCATACCGCTCAGCCATCTGCCGAGCCAGCGCCCGGAGCTCTCGTTCCCGCATGGATCATTTCCTCAATAGTACGCCGCTGGTTGGCCTCGTTGAACTCCAACGGAGATATCCGAAGGGTCCTGCCCATAATAACGGACACAGGCCGCATGATCAACAATTCGCGGTCCAAAGCCACAAAGCAGTACCAATCCACGTCTTTGGTCTGCGCTAAATACGAGTAATACCCCACACTGGACGACTTCCGCGTGGGCTTGGGCCTCTGGCAGGTCTTGACCTGCACCGTGGTGATCGAACCTTGGACCTTGCACCATAGATCCGCACCCGCCCGATCGACGTGATGAACCTCAACACCATGGGTCTCTAGGACATAGGCGGCCAAGAACTCTCCTGCCCGCCCGATGTCGGTGTTCTGCCGATTCATGGTCTGGCTTTCGGCAACCTCTGTTGCCAGACCCTAACACGAATTGTGTAACAGAAAAACCCTGCGCTAAATCAATAGGTCACGGTACATTTCGGCAAATTCCTTCTCCTCCTGAAGGTCCGCCGCGTCCCGCTTGCGCTCGGCCAGCAGCCGGCGCAGCGCCTTCATGTTGAAGCCCTTCGACTTCATCACCGTCATCAGGTCTTTCTGGTCACGCCGCAGGTCGGCGACTTGTGAATCTAACGATTCAAATTCTCCGACAAAGTTGCGGAGTTCAGGGGCGATCGATTCTTCAGCATGCTGATTGTGCTTCTTGAAGTCTTCGTCTTCTTTGAACGGTAGTACGGACATAACGTCCTCCTTGTTGCTGATACACATGGCTAACAAGGAGGTTTTAATGGGTCAACCTATTCTTCGGGTTGCTGCATTGCAGCACCGGCCGCCGCACCGCC